GCCATAAGTCTTCCTATTGCATATCCAACTGAACGAGGACCAATAATTTCTGAATTTATTGTTATTTCATCTGATTCTCTAATATAATCAAATGTTGATACCCCTGTTGTTGGGTTTGTAAATTTAATTTTTGATTCTGCATAGTCAATGTAAGCTACATTTTCACCACCCCATGAATCTCTCTCTTGTAAAGAAACTAATCTTATTTTTTTAGTGTCAACTTTGATATAAAGATTTTCTTCAGATGTTCCTGTTTTAAGAAAATATTTAAAATCTGTTGGAAGTGTTATTTCATTTGAAACAATAGAAACGCTTGCTGTTTTTTTAAGAAAATCCCAAGTACGTTCTCCTAAAAATTCATCAAGTTTTTCTTGTGCAAGGTCTACCTCTTCTTCGGGAGATAATTCAGAAGCATCATCAACCCACACTCTAAATTTATTAATAACGGTTTGTGTATTCATATTAATAAATAATAACGACTATTGAACTGTTTGTAAATAGGTAAAGAAAAAACCCACCGTAAGGTGAGTAAGTTCTGTTATGATACTGAAACGTCAATAAGTACGTCTATGTATTGTTGTTTTGAATCTTCAAATACATCATATCCGTAAATAAATTCTGTTAAGTAGTTTTTAACTGGTTTTCGAGGTTCTTGTGTCTCGAAGATTGACATTTTGTCTTGCATTACTAAATCAATAGTTGAACGTTTACCGAAGTAAGCGTGAATGAAGTTTTTGTCAATTGCAAAAGTTCCTGTAACAGCAATGTTAAGTCGCCCTGCACCAATAGCTAGGAATACAACTTTTCCATCTACTACTGTAGCAGATAGTTGAAGTGCGTCTTCCATTTTGATTTGGTCATCAGCATCCATTTTAGTTGGAGTGTTAATTTCAGCTACAATGTTAGCCATTGTTGCTGCTGTGTTAGCTCCTCGTAAAATTTCGTTTGAACCATCTGCAGGTGCTGCAGCAATAGTCCAAGTAATTCCTTCGATAACGAATGTGTCTCCGTTAGCAGGGTTTGCTGAAGCTGACATAACAGCTTCACCTGTAAGGTTTTCTGAGACAAACCATTGTGATGATAGAACTTTACCAGCAAATCCGTTTCGGAATGTAGTTTCAGCTGAGCTGATTTCTTTCCCAAGTCGGTTAGCTTCTACAACAGCAGTAGCAAATGAATCCATTACGAATACAGTTCCTTCTAGTCCGATGTTATTTCTTCGTAGTTTAGCTCGAAGTTTTGTAAGAGTTGAGTAAAGGTTTCCATCAGCGAATACGATAGGTGTTCCGTTTGAACCTAGACCTGTAAGGTCACCAGTATCGAAAGTTGTGTAAGCATCAGATACTTTTGAGAAAACGTCTGAGTCTACTTGAATAGCCATTTTTTTAGCTACTCTTCCTCCTTGTACAGCTGCTGCTGAAAGAGGACCGTTTTGAATTCTGTCTTTTCGAGAGATTCGGAAGTTTGCTGACTTTTGTTTGTTAATAGTAAGTAGTTCTTCTCCATCTTCAAGATTGTCGATAACTCGGTCATCGTAGTCGTTTGCAACGTCTCGGATTCGAATGTTATCAGCAAGAGTGAATCGAGTTACAGTTTGTCCGTAACTTAGTTTTGCTTCAAAACGTGAGTTTGTAACAGCATCCGAAACAGTAACCTTTTGAAAGATTTCTTCGTATGTTGTTGAAAAGTGTTTAATAAAATTGTCCATGTATATTTATAATTAATGAATAGTGTCTGTTAAAGTGACGCTATAAGTTCAGCCATTCCTTCATCTGTTTTTAAATATTTAGCATAGGCATCAGAATCATCTGAGGCAAGTGCTGTTTTTAAATTAGTTGGAGATGTTGACTTTCCTTTAGCTTGTGAGTTTTGTGTAGATTCTGAATCAACAATAATCTCACCATACGCATCTTCAATAACTTGGTCTATAGTTTTGTCTCCATTTTCAGGGTCTAAAACAAGTTTCTTAATAAGTTTTTTATTTATCTTATCAGAAATACCAGGTGTCTTGTCAGTAGTATTTTTCCAAAGGCTTTCAAATTTGTCATCAATATCTCGTTGCTTTAGTCTCGCTTCGAGTGAATCCATTCTGCCTTTTTCATCTACAGAAACTGAACTTTTTCCTAATTCAATTAACTTCTTAATTGCTTCAGGGTCTCCTCCAAACTCTTTTGCGTATAGAGCTACAGGGTCAGTTTCGTCTACGTCTTCCTCATCTTTAAATAAATCTGAATTTTTAGGAGTAGCTTTCTCCGCTTTTTCTGAACGAGTCTTGTAGTTATCTCTAACTTCTTCGGCTTTAGCCAGTAAGGCTTGTAGTTCTTCATAAGTAGGTTTATTTTCTGTTTGAGAGTCTTTATCGTCAGTACCAACGTCAGTATTAAGGTCTACTTGATTACCATCTTTATCTATTTTCATATATTTGTCGTAAGGCTTAAATGGATATAAATATCCTAAAGATGTAGCCGCACCTAATTGACTAATAAATTATACAAGGCATGATTATTTTTATCAATACCCTGAATAAGGAGATTATATAAATCCCCAAATTCAGACCATCCATTACTATTCGTAATCTCGTAGAATCTGTGTAAGAGTTTCTTCTAGTGACTCTTTTTTAATTGTTTCAGCTCTAAACTTATTTAGCATAAGAATAGTTGCTCTAAGTTTTGATACTTGAGAGACATACTCATTAATATCAGACTTAGGATTTTCAATTAAGTTTAGAACAGTTGTTAGTTCTGCAATTGCATTATCATTAACTGAATCAATAAACTTTTTAGCTCCGTTCGTTTTAAGAAATATGTTAGCCTCAGTTGTATCTTTAATCTCTGATTTAATCTCAGCTGTTGCTTCTTGTCTCTCTTCTTCTTTTCTTTGTTCTTCTACTATTTCTCTTTGTCCTGACATAGAATTGTTTCATCAAGGAATTTTTGATATTCCTCATTATCTTTAATTTGACCTTTAGTAAAATCAATGTCTTCTTGTCTTTTGCTTGACATAGCTGTGTGGTAAGAGAATAAAGCCAGTTGTCTTTGTTGTTCTTCATTTAACGATTCAAACATTTTATAAAGCTCAGGAGCAGTCTTTAGTTTGATAGTCATTTGTTCTGCAATTTCATCATGCTCTCGCTTTTTTACATTTAGCTTGTGAAGTGCAATCTTGTAATCTTTTCGTTCGTCTTTGACATCACCAATCGTAAATGTTTCCCAAATACGTTCTGATAATTTCCATTCGTTCTTTGTACCTTCTTGAGATACTATTTTAAAATCTGTTTTTTTTCTTTTCATATATTTATTAAGAGTTAAGTGGGTTATTATTATCTCCTCCTGGTGTAGTTCTGTTTTGTGTGTTATTAGCAGATGCTTCAGCAGATTGAGATTCTTCCATTGGTGCGTTCATAATGTTTCTTGCTGTATTTTCAACAACAATACCTTCATCGAATAATCCTTGGATATATTCTTGTACAGCATCAACTTGTGTTTCGTTTAAGTATTCTGAACTTGTTCTAAGGTAGTCCATCATGTATTGAGCATAAGCTCTGTCTGCCCCTAGATTAAGTTCGATATCTCTACCTTTAATTAATTCTTGTAGGTCTCTTGATGCTTCAGCTAACACTTGTGAGCTTCCGTAATCTTTAGCCATAAGTTGACTAATTTCATCTTTTGAGAATCCAACAATGTCTGCTTCCAGTTCTAGTGCTTTCATTTGATTTGGAAGTCTTTCTCCTTGAGCCATTAGGAAGTCTAGTTTTCTACGTTGGAGAGCCTTATCTCTTGCGTTTTGCACAATAGATGATGTAACTACAATTGGGAAAGGTTCGTTACCTACATCCCCTCTGTTAATTTTAATTGTCTCTACTCCGTTTTCTCCTTGAACTTCAATAGCTGTTTTTTTAGTAAGGTGGTCTCTAACTCCGTAATAATACAGTAGAGCTAATTTAGCATATCCATCTGAATATGATTTTTCAATTCGAGCAAATCTATCTGCCGCTGCTGAAAGGTTTCCTTCGAAAATACCTACTTTACCTTTTTCATCTGCAATTCCTTGAGCCGAATCACTCATTCCAGTAATACGTTGAACAATAGAGTTCATTTTTTCGTATACAACAAGTGGGCTTGATATTTCAGGTGTCTTAACGCTTTGATAAATATTATCAATGTTTAAGTTACCATCACCTTTAAGTTTTATGATTCCACCTCTTCTGTATTTAAGGTCTGACATATTTTCAATCATTTTTGCAACTACAGCTCTCTGTGGTTTGTTGATTGATTCTACGTTGTCTATAATTTGGTTAATGTTTTTTTCTTGTAAGATAACTATATCTCTAATTATTTCACAAGGAGATGGTGTCCAAAATTCAAAAGCATTTGGGTAATATGCCCAAGATGCAAATGGAAATAGACCACTTGAGAAAACATCAGTTAGTTTATGACATCGAAGAAGTAATCCTTCCTCATTCATAAGTAAATAATATCTTTCTCCATCATACGTTGTGTACCATTCCCAAAGAGTAATGTAATCCGTAGCTTGCTTTGGTTTTGAAGCTACAACGTTTTCTCTATTCTGTTTGCTTGTTTGTTGTTGACCTAAGTTGTCATCAATTTTAGCACCTGCTTCAAGTTGTTCAGTATATGAGTTTACTTCTGAACGAATAAACACACCTGATTTAACTCCTTGTTTAAGTGAGTGTAATGACTCTCTAATTCCGTATCTACCCATGTATAGAGCTGTCTCCATATCTATACCTGAAACATTAGGGTCAATCATAAAGTCATATACATCTAAAACTGTTAGTATGTTTCTATAATTACCTGCTTTGCTCTCAGCATGCATTTCGTAAATAACTCTACCATAGGTTGCTGCAATCTCTTTTGCCATGTAATCTTTCATAGCCCAGTTACCATGCTGTGGTTGTTTATCTCTATCCTTTAGTGCATTAAGGTTTCTTGCTTCGTTCTCTTTTGCCTTGTTTGACCCACTTGAATAATCGAAATCCATTGGTGCATCAATTTTACTAATTAACATGTCTAAGAACTCTCTCATCTGAAATAACTTAACATTAGCACGAGATGTGTTAGTATTTACTCTTCTTTGGGCAAATACTTCCGTTTCTATCTCTTTCCATGAGGAATGTTTCTTTTCTTGGTACTCTCTAGCGATTAAAATCTCTTTTTTTGCTTGATTAAATAGTTTATCTCGTAAACTCTTCTTAACTTGGGGTATTTTTTTTCTAATTACTATAGTCATATTGTATTATTTATATTATATTCCCATGTATTGGTCAATACCTTCCTCTTCGTAGAGGTCTTCATCAAGATAATCGTCATACTTGCGAGGAGATTCTGCAATATCCAATTGATATGCTAAGGCATCAATAACATCATCATGTTTTCCTTTAGGGAAACTATTAAGCTCATCTTCTAAATCGTCTGCTTCTTTTTCAATGTGAAGGATAGCATTATTAGAATATCTAGGGATAAGACCCTGAATACGAGTATATTTATTTACACCCTTGTGACTTAACATTTTAAGTGGTAAATAAAAGTTACGTTTTACTCATTTCGATATCTAAGAATGGTTTAACAGCTGATTCAAAAGAAACAGCCTCTATCCCAATCCATTCAGGTTTATACCTGTTGTACATTATAAATAATCTATCTAAAAACTCAGCTGGATTAAGTTTAATCTTATTAGACTTAACGTGCCATGTTCCATCCTCATCTACAAAGTTTATAATTTCTCCAATGTAGTCAGATTGTTCTTTTTGAGAGAAAGCAACGTCATATGTTATGTAACACATAGTTCTTTTTTTAAGAACTTCTTCCATAGGAACGCTTTTAATCCAATCCGTTTTAAATAACTTAGCTTCATCGTCTACAGGCGTTCCCTGATACAGAGCTGAGAACTCATAAGGACCAATATCTTTTCTAATAGCGTTAAGGTTTTCTAAGTTGAACCAATCTTCCCATAGAGCTTCTCCTGTCTTTCGATAGGGCTCATCTTGTACAGCAATCGCTGGATAATGTAAAACATCCCATAATCCTTCCTCTGCATCTTCTAAAATTTTACCAGCAAGGTCATCATCGTGCCATCTCGTAAGAATAACAATAATAGCACCTCCTGGCATCACACGAGTACGAGCTGTTGATTGATACCAAGAATAAATTTGGTTTCGAACCGTTTCTGACTCAGCCTCTTGCCTGTTTTTGATAGGGTCATCAATAATAAGAATATCAGCACCCTTTCCTGTTACAGAACCTCCAACACCAACAGCGTTGTAGACTCCACGACCATCTGTGTTCCATTTACTTTTACTTTGTGAATCCGTAGCAAGTTCAGTTGTAAATATCTTACGATATTGTTCTGAATTAACTAGGTTTCTAACTTGTCTACCAAAATCTGTAGCAAGGTCTCCTGAATAGGAAGCCTGAATGATTTGCCTATCTTTATTCTTACCCATTAGCCATGCTGGGAATCTAATTGAGCCAATCTCTGACTTACCATGTCGAGGTGGCATAAAAATCATAAGTCTTTTTATTTCTCCATCTTCAACTTTTTGAAGTTTCTTAATAATTTCTTCATGATGCCAATTAAAATTAAAACCTCTTGGGTCTTCAAACGTATAGTCAATGAAATCTTTTAAATATCTACGAGCTAGTTCACGTTTTGCTAATTCCCTTGAGGCTAATTCTTTTGGGCTACTTCTCTTCTCCATCTTCAACTTTTACGTCTACAACTTCGCCAGTTGCCATCTCGTGCAACTCTGCATCTGATAAACCTCTAAGGTCTTCTTTTGTGCTCTTAGAGTTTGAGGTTGACTCGTCATTCATGAGTCTTCCTAGTGTAATAGAATCCTTCATTACGTTTCTTATGTCATTAGTTCTTTCTTTTTCAATATTACCTGCTGACATTCTTCTTGATAGCTCTTTTCCTGCAAGACTAGCTATTGTAGCTGTAGTCTCAACAAGTCGTGGAACATACTCTCTGAAAGCCTTAGCTCTGTACACATTACTTGGTGACCGTTGCATAGCTTCTGTATAACCAGCCTCTTTTAAGGCTTTACCCCAAACAAAATCAGCACTTGGGTTATCAATCTGTCTCATTATGATTTTGATAAGACCCATTTGCTTTGCTGTTGGCGTAACAGTTCTTTCTTTTCTCTTTTTTACTTTATCTGCCATATTTTTATATTTACTAATAATACATTTATTATATATATGCCATAGGTTTAAGTAAATAGGCAAAGAAAAAACCCTATTTCTAGGATTCTTCACAAAACTTTGAAAGAGAAACAGGATATTCTTTATTACCCCACCACTTCTCAGCTTTTATTTTATCTTCTTCTGTAAATTCTCTATCACAGGTATGGTTATCTGTTTTTGAGCAACAAAAGGTTTTGTCTTTGTAGGATAGCATATTATTTTTCTTTAAGTTTATTTATAAATCTTTCATCTTCTATACTAAATATATCTACGCCTACTCCTTGGTGTTCCTTTCTATTACCACCTGTAATTGCATTAAATTGATAATTTATTTCTACATCTCTATTTGAATTATAAATATGCTGTGCAATACGTTGTTCTTTTGGTACGTTTAGTAATTCTCTTATTTTTTCTATATCATTCATTTTAGTATTTCTATTAGCTGATTAATTACCTCTTGTGTTTGTGTTTCAGGTGTTTTGGATAGGTCGTATTTAATAGATTCATGATCCTCATAAGAAATATATAAATTTTTACCTAACAAATCTATAAATTCTAATTCTAATTGTGGTAATGCCCTCATCAGGTCTTCTAATGTAGATGGTTTACCTAGGTTTTTAAAATTCTTTATTTTGCATTTTCCTATTTCCCAAAAATTACCATTATCCTCAATAAGGTCTATCGTATGAACATAACCTAATGAGTGCATTGTTACTTTTGAGTATACACAATCTGATTTTTCTTTATTTAAACCCTCACAACCAAACTCCAAAGGTATAACGCCGTATGGATATAAAATTTCTTGTATTGCTTTTCTTAGTTCTAGGTTATTCATGGTGTTGGTTGATTAGGTTAAATTCTTCTTTTAATAATTCTAGATTTTCTTCTTCCCTTTCAATTAGATTAGAAATAAACTTTTTTCTTTCCTGTTGTATCATGTGTTCTGCGTATTGTTTCATTGAATCTTCAATTTCAGAATTATTTAACATGTCATTATGTAAAGGTAATTTTCCTGTTATTTCTTCAATTTTCTTTTCATCGTGTTTCATAGGTTTTTTGAGTTAATTTTCTTTTTCATATTATCTAATATATTTATCTAAGCATTTAGTACATAGCATTTTTTCTAATAAAATCGTTCTACTTATTGGGGAAATAATACCTAACTCATGACATACTTTTTTATTCCCACAACCATCACAATAAGTAATTTCAGTTCTTCCTGA